CTTTCTTAATATGTTCTTTCAAAAGCCAATCAGGTTTACCCTTCGGTTTGCTCCACTCAACAACCTTCAGTTTCCCATCTTCTTTGATCTGAGCAACGACACATCTGTTCAAACGTCTCTTCATGTCTTTCTTAGTCAAGAAATTAGACACTTGATCCGCGCACCAATACTCAAACTTCTGATCAAAACCTTCGGGTGACCATTGGTACTTGCCAACATCAACTTTAGGTAGTGATGCAAAGTACTCTTCTATCTCATCATACTTCTTGCGCCATGCACCTTTGACCTTGGTAAATGGTGTCTTGTCATGAGGGTGCACACGGTCACATCCACCATGACCATCGTTGCTAACATCAGCAAATGGTTTGCCATCCAGATATACAACTGCGGTGTAGCAATATGTTTCTTCACTGCCAGATGCGAAGTGCTTGATTGATTTCATTTCTAAGTTCATTGTTAATTCCTTTCGTAGTTGTTGAATACTTGTAGATTATCTGAGAGAAAATATACTGTCAAGAAAATAATTATGATTACGTTGATTACAGTATATACGCTTTGCCAGAGATTTTATTTTTTTTTTTTTTTCAAATCTGAAATGGCGTAATCTTTGTAAACGGCGTAATCAAGACCTTATTTATATAGCTTGGTATGATTACGGTAGATTACAAAAAGGGCTAAATGATTACACTTTATTTTAAGAAATGTATTTGATGCCCTTGATTAGTTGCAGTATGGTTGTTGAAAACACAGGATGTAGAAATGGGGTCTATAAAGAAAAAAGTGGAGGCTGAACATGACCGTCAGCTTACCAACAGGCAGATGACATTCGCTCGAAAAATAGTTGAAGGTGTCTACTCTAATGCAGAATGTGCTAGACTTGCAGGGTACTCTGTAGATGCAGCAAATGTTTTTGCATCGAAACTTTTAAACGGTAGAGATTATCCCCACGTTGTAGAGTATGTCCAAGAGTTGAGGCAAGAACGAGAGAGACGGTATGGTGTGACAACCATCGGTCAACTTGAAAGATTGTATACTTTATCTCTTGGTGCTGAAGAGGCAGGGCAATTCTCTGCCGCTATAAATGCGGAGAAGATCCGTTCTGCTCTGGGTGGTTTGACCATCGACAGACGAGAGACAATCAATACCATTGATCAACTATCAAGGGATGAGATTACAGCAAGACTTGCGGCACTACAAAAACAATATCCGCAAGCATTCCAGATTGATGCAGACTACAAGGATATTACACCAGATGAGCAAGGGTCAGGAAGCGAACTTCTGGAACACAATAAGACAGAACCTACCGAAGAAGTGCTTCGCAACGCGGATTGAAAACGTACATGGGGGCGGTGTTCCTGATGTGCATTTCATCTGGGATGGGTTGCCGTTCTGGTGTGAGTTGAAGGTAACAAAGTTCAATGCAGTAAACATCTCTGCTCATCAAGTCGCTTGGAATACAGCATATTGGACACGAGGTGGGGCAAATTTTTTCTTAGTAAAGTGCCTCAAGGAACGCGATCTAATTTTATTTGACGGTGATCAAGGGGCTGATTTGATACAGGGTGGGATCTCTGCGGCCCGAGGTTCGCGGTTCACGAACCCTGCGTCTTTGTTCTGCGCCCTGCGGCCCAGGTTAGAGCGCCGGATCTCTGCGACCCTGCGACCCTGCGGCTCTGCGGCCTAGTGTATTTATTATATGGATGCTTGCCCCGTGGGGCAAGTGAAAAGGGGAGCCGCAGCTCCCCCAGGATTTAGTGCTCCACTATGGCAATTGATTTCGCAAGGCTCGATCCCTTGCATAATTTACACGCGGTACATTGTACCCGTCGTCCTGCTTCCTTGGATGCCGGACACAAGGCTTCGTTTTGTTTGTCGATCTGTCCTAGATCCGCGACAACTCGGAACGTCCGACGACCTTGCTTCCAATGCATAACAGCTTCCGCGTGGCTATCCGCGCTTTGCATTGCAATGTCGGGTCGCCATGGTTTTTGGTGCGTGTATGCCGTCCACGTCTCGCACTCGGATAAAAGTTTATCCCAAACGTGCGACGGAACGGCGGCGGGGTCGCCGTAGGTTCCAATGCGAACGAAACGACCGCGCCCCATTTCGGCGGCGTCGCCTACTTGATAAACTCCGCGCTTGTATGCTTTCCATACGATTAAAACGCCTTGCCCTAAGTTAACGTAACACTTGCGACCCTTTGCTTGCTTGCGTTCTGGATCCGTTGTTACTTCGCCACGCATTGGACAATCGCCACATATAGAATAGTCTTCGCCAGTCTTTGAAGCTTCAAGTGGGTTTATATCTTCGCGCAATATATAAGTCTGGACTACCTTGCCAGTCTTCGTGTTACGGTTTGAGTAGGTGGCAATAACTATAATTGGTTTACCATCCAATAAGCTTTGCCCGTTGTAAATGATAGCTGATTTCATGTTTAATTCCTTACTAGTTAACAGCCCGATTATACACCAGACACAAGTAAACAACAAGTAAAATATATTTTTATTCCTGCGACTCTGCGACCCTGCGGCCTTGTGTTTATATATTCAAAAGCCCTGCGGCCTTGCGGCCCCAGGGCTATCGAAAGGAAATGCCCTGTAACCCTGGGCCAGGGATTAGTGTTACATTACAGCTGCGCCATACAGTAAGAACAGTCCGGCGAATAGGATTACGAATAGCGCAATCCCGCCTAGTAGATCTTCGAGGGCAGACGATGGTCTGCCCTGGATCCAGTTAATTAGTGTCTGGATAGCGTGGATCATTAGAACTGTCCGAAATCTATATCTTTGGCGATCAGTTCTTTTCCGTTTGTGATCTTCCCGTTTGACATATCGACCACGTAGTGCCCGTTATCAAAGTCTTCCTTGTGCTGAACTATACCTAGCGATAAACCACCGTCTATCTCTTGGTGATATGTGCCAATCAATCGAGCCAGTGCATACTGACAATCATTATGGCGCATTCTTGGCGCAGCTTTCACTACTACCTCGATCACTTGCTCGGGAGACCCGTCCCAATGCACGTAAGCATAGCACGGGAACGAATCCCCCATGCTGTCTTTAACTTCTATTGTTGCTCTATTTCCCATTGTCTTTCCTTTCTAGTTAAGATGCCAAGCGCATCACGGATGAGCCAGTTTCCTGGCTCATCTCTGATATGCTTAGACCTTGTATTCGTCTCGCCATTCTGGGTCGGCGTCTACAAGTTGCCCGAACTGTGTGATCTCTCGGGCATAGGTATCTCCCATCTCATATTCCCCACCATACATCATAGGTGATGTAGCTGCGACGAACCATCGAGCGTATGGATCGTTTACCTCGGCGCTTGAATGCTTGTAGGTTTTGAGAATTTTCCATACCCAACCTTGGTCGTTTGCATATATTGCGTATGGCTTATCTTGTGAGCGGGTTTTTCCAAATGATGTTCTAGGCATTTTGTTCTTTCCTTTCTAATTGAACAGTTTGATTGTAGCCCAATTGTTGTTGGGCTACAAGTGTTTATTTTAGTTTATCGAACTCTTCGATCAGTTGATCGTATACTCTCGCAGCTTCCTCGCGTCGATCAGACATAAGCATCATGAACATAAATTCTAATTTGAACTTCAGCTTGTTGCCTAGTGTTTGTTCTTTGGTTTCCATTGTATTTCCTTTCGTAATGGTTGGGGAGCCGTAGCTCCCCAGTTGGTTAAACTAATGTGAACTTTTTCACTTGGGTATCAGTTGTATACTTCTCCCAAGTTGCAGGTCGGTGTTGCTTCCACCATGCTAGTGATGGCGCTGTCTGGCGAACTGTGAATGTCCACATTGCCCAACCTTTAATGATTGCTTTCTCGCGTAACTCATTACGCTCTTTTGTAAGTGATTTGATTTGAGCTTCGATTGCTGCAATCTCACCTAGTGTCTTTTGTTTAGTCATTGTATTTCCTTTCTAGTTAAAGTGTAACGCTTGTTACAAGTAACAAGATAAACATCTACAAGTAGAAGTCAAGTGCTCTACAAGATTTATTTCACATTATTTTAAATTAATTGCATCCCAGGGAATGCTGCAACGCAGCAAGGTTCAGGGTTACTGTGCCGCGCTGCGGCACGATTGCTGCAACGCAGCAAGGGGCACCCCCCATATATAGAGGGTGCATAGCACACAATACTGTCTATAATATTGGTATTGTAA